ATGAAAGGTATATGTATTCAAGGTGGTGTTAAAAATCACAATGAACGTGTATATCCTGTAAATGAAATTGCCGATGCTGTTTCCCAACTTAATGAACAAATCAACGGTGGCTACTCTGTCTTAGGCGAAGTAGACCACCCAGATGATTTGAAAATTAACCTAGACCGTGTTAGCCACATGATTACAGATATGTGGATGGATGGACCAAACGGCTATGGCAAATTAAAGATTTTACCAACTCCAATGGGTACGTTAGTTAAGACCATGTTGGAGAGTGGTGTAAAACTAGGTGTTAGTTCACGTGGCAGTGGTAATGTCAACGAAACTGACGGCAAAGTTAGTGACTTTGAAATAGTCACAGTAGATGTAGTGGCACAGCCTAGTGCCCCTAATGCGTATCCAACAGCGATTTACGAAGGACTGATGAATATGCGTGGAGGTGCTAAGATGTTCGAAATGGCTCGCGAAGCCGGTGTTGATCAAAAAGTGCAGAAGTATTTGGTAAACGAGGTAACTCGTTTAATCAAAGATCTTAAAATTAAATAGGAGATCACAATGTTAGATGCTATCAAACCATTGTTAGATAGTGGAATCATTAATGAAGAGGCTCAAACCGCAATCAATGAGGCTTGGGAATCTAAATTAAATGAAGCCAGAGAAGAGATTCGTGCAGAAATGCGTGATGAATTCGCTGGTCGCTACGATCATGACAAGAAAGTAATGGTTGATGCTCTAGACAAGATGGTTACTGAATCACTCACCGCTGAACTTAAAGAGTTCGCCGATGAGAAACAGGCTCTTGCAGAAGACCGTGTAAAATTCAAGCAACAAATGGTTGAAAAATCAGAAAAGTTTGATCAATTTATTGTTTCAAAACTTGCTGAAGAGATCAATGAGTTGCGTAAAGATCGCAAAGTTCAAGGTGAGGCTATGGCTAAACTAGAGAAATTTGTAATCCACGCTCTTGCAGAAGAAATTAAAGAGTTTGAACAAGATAAACGTGCAGTAGTTGAAACAAAAGTTAAACTTGTAGCAGAAGCAAAAACTAAACTTGCTGAACTAAAAGAAGCATTTGTTAAACGCAGTGCTAAACTTGTTAAAGCCACAGTAACAGAAAATCTAGGGTCAGAATTGACTCAATTAAAAGAAGACATTCAAACTGCTCGTGAGAACATGTTTGGACGTAGAATCTTTGAAGCGTTTGCTAACGAATTTGCAGGTACTCATTTAAATGAGAATGCAGAATTTAAAAAACTTTCTGACATCCTTGCTGTTAAAGAAGCAGAGATTGCAGAAAAAGCAAAACAACTCGAAGAAACAACTTCTTTAGTTGAATCTAAGGAACGTGAAATTCAAGTGATCAAGGAAAGTAGTGAACGCAAGGACACACTTAATGAATTACTTGGTACGTTAAACAAAGAGAAAGCGGCAGTAATGTCAGACTTACTCGAAAGTGTACAGACTGGTAAACTCAGATCTGCATACGACAAATATTTGCCAGCAGTTCTTAACAACTCTACTAAAACTAAGGCCGAAAAGTCTGTTTTAGCAGAAGGTAAAGAAGTAACTGGTAACAAAGAATCTGCTAAGTCAGACGTTGAAACACCAGAAGACAACAATGTTGTCGAGTTAAAACGTTTAGCAGGGCTGAAGTAGTAACTTTTAATTAAAAGGAAAATAGAGAAATGACAACCCAACTATTAGAAGGCCGTTGGAACGAAACCAAGGACGCCCTGTTAGAAGGCTTACAAGGTTCACGTAGAACAACAATGGCTGTTATATTAGAAAACACTAAGAAACACTTGGCTGAGAACGCAACAAGTGGCGCAACAAGTAGTACTAACGTTGCTACACTTAACCGTGTTATTCTTCCAGTAATCAGACGTGTTATGCCTACTGTTATCGCTAACGAATTAGTAGGTGTTCAACCAATGACTGGACCAGTTGCACAGATTCATACACTACGTGTAAGATATGCTGAAACAAACAATGCAACAGGTACTGCAAACGACGTAACTGCTGGTGATGAAGCATTATCACCATTTAAGGTAGGCGCGGCTTACTCAGGTGACGGAACTGCTGGTTTAGCGGCTTCTACTTCAACACTTGAAGGTAACCCAGGTAAGAAAATTAACGTTCAAATCCTTAAACAAGTAGTTGAGGCTAAAACACGTAAGTTATCAGCACGTTGGACATTTGAAGCGGCACAAGACGCACAGTCTATGCACGGTTTAGATGTTGAGGCTGAAATCATGGCGGCTTTAGCACAAGAAATTACAGTTGAAATTGATCA